GCAAGCCGTTGACATCGGCGGCCATGATGGTGTCAACGTTGTCAACCTTGGTCGTAAAGCCATACGTCGGGAATGACATAGCTACCCCTCACAGACTACGGATGAAGGTCGAACGCGAACACGCCGAGGGCGTTGATCGTCGCTGCCAATGCCCCGGCGCTCGGAGATATGTCGCCGTCAAGCGTGCAAGACATGACCAGGAAATTGGCCGCCGAACTCGCGGGCGTCTTGTCCACGATGTGCAGGTTGCGGATACCAGTCGCCGTGACGGTCGCCACGTTCACGTCGCCGAGGTCGAACGTGATCACGCCGCCCGATAGCGTGATGGTCGCTCCGGTCAACGCCACGCCCGCGCTGGACAGGTTCGTGCCGCTGACGATGTTGGTCAGATCGGCCTCGAAGTCATGGGTCGCCAGATTCGGCGTGTAGCTTGAACTGGTGAACATCATGTACAGGTTGGCGTTGCTGTGCAGGTTAGGGCCAGTGCCCTTGAAGAACTTCTCGAAGGTGAGATCGTGCGCTTCCCATTGGCCGGTAGCCATGATGCGTTGCCTTTCTGTCTATCGCGATCCGGGCCAGTCGCCCGCGATCAATCCCAATTACTTAGGACAGGTAAGATTGATAACGAACCGTTCGGATGTTCCGCCTGAATGTGCCGTGATACCTGTTGGATGGGTACGACCAACCCGTGCCGCTGGGCGCATGTCAGCCCGTCGCTGCCCGGATCGGTGGTGTGATTCGGGTTATCGGCGAGTTCGACCTGCGTCACGCCGCGCTGCTGATACCCCTCGACGGACGCAGTGTTGTAGGCCACCTGCGATTCCGTGCGGGCAATGGCGCGGGATCGGTTCCGATAACTTTCCTCATACAACCCCTCCAATCGTGCCGACAGATCGTCGATGCTGGTGCCCTCGGCCAGTGCTTCGTTCACCACCCGCTGAATGTCGGCCTTGGTGGTTTCGGTGATCCCGACCACCCGCGACCCGATCTCATCCCGCACGGTATCGACCCACTGGTTCGCCAGGTCGAACGGGTCCACGGTGGTCATGCCGTCGTCCATTGGCAGCAGAGTGACGACATCGCCCATCGCCTGCTCGCCGACCTGCCCCCACAGTTCGCCGATCAGCCGGTCGAGGTCATCGAGTTCAAAGTCCCAATCAATGTCGTCAACCTTCAACGCTTCACGGGTCAACAGCAACGGACCATGTGCCCGCTGACTCGTGAGCGCATCGAGCACCCTGACCTTCTGGCGTTGGAAGTAGCGATCAATCTCTGGCGCCCATCGCCGTTCGCCCCGTTCATAGACGTGCAGGGATCGCCGCTGCAGGGCGTCACGGCGTTCGATGGGCAATCGGCCACGATGCTCGGTTCCAGCGGTCAGGGCGCGTTCTGTGGCCGCTGGGATGGCTCGTGGCGGGACACTCTGGCCGACCGGCACTTCGATCACGCTGAACGGCATCAGGTACACATCGTCCGATGGGTCAACGGGCAGCCCGACCGATCGCCGGTAATCGGCCCGGCTGATCGCCCCGGCCTTCAACGCCTCCAGATCGTGGGTGCGTTTGGTCTGCTGATCTTCCTGCAGCGCGTCAATGCCGCTGATGTCGAACTCGAGGTTCGTGTCGCCACGGCTATCGAGTTCAGGCAGCAAGGACCGGGTGAGCACGTCGTCAATGCGTGCCCACAGTTTCTGCACGGTGTCCTGGTAGAAGGATGTGCGGGCTTCGCCGTAGTTGCTGAACGTGTTGCGTTCCTGCGCGAACCGCTGCCCCACCAATGAGCCGGGGATACCGAACGCCTGCAGAATCGCGATCTCGGACACGTCGCGCAAATCGATGTAGGCGAGTTCGTTGTAATCGAACGACAGGCGTTGAATGCCGGTGATCGAATCAAGGATCAGGGGATCGGTACTGTTGATCGCCTCGTTCCACCGTTGTTTCAGCACATCGGCGTCGTCCTGGTTGACATCGGCTTCCGGATTGAGCAGCAGCCCGTAGACCGGCAACGCCCCGTGATCGAAGAACGCCTTGAGGTAATCCTGCATCGTGTTGAGCAGCGACCATTCCCGCATCGCCACTTCGAGCGGGCCGATGCCGCGCGGGTCGCCGTCCCCGAGTTCCGCGAACGACACGACGATGATGTCGTCCGCCTCGATCAGTACGGGATCGTTGCCGGGGATGCGGTACTCCCAATCGTGGGCGTCGTTGTTGCGGGGGATCGGCTTCAACCACTCAGACCGCAACGGCCAGAGCTGCATCGGGCGTCCCGCGCTGGTGCGCTCGATCTCCATGGCCCCAAACCCGTAGATGCACATGCGCACCATCAGGTTGTACATGAGCTTCGATTCGCCCATGAGCGGGTTCGGGCGGGTGAGCAGTTGGCGCAACGGGTGATCCGGGAGCGTTTCCTGCTGCCCGTCCCGATCACGGTAGACACGCACCGGCGCTTCACCGACGGCCGAGGCCAGCAGATTGACGCACCGGAAGATCAGGGTCAGTTTCTGGTACGCCTGCTGGTTGAAGTTCTCCGGCGTCATGCGGGGCCATTGCGGTCGTCCCACGGTGTGACTGACGTGCAGGGCGGCGTTCGCCTCACGCAGTTCAAGCGGCTGTATCGATGCACGGGTCATGGTCGCCGGTTCCGGGCGCTTGGGGTGCGTGTTGAATGTCAGGAAGTCCCACAGGCCCATCAGAGAATCCTTACCTTTTTGGGCGTCCGATAGAGCCACGAGGCCAGGTACCTAGTCGCGTCGAGATAGTGAAAGCTGGCCTTGTCCTCGATCGCTTCGGTCGGGTCGCCGTTGGTGTCGAGCACCCGGCTGTAGGTGTTGATCTGATCGATCAGCCCGGCACAGGATCGAAACACGAACAGCTCGTTGCGCTGGATCGCGCCGTACACCCGGTTGATGCCGACCTCGACTTCTTTCACGTCCGGTTCACTGATCGGATATCCGGCGTACCGGAACTCTTGCCGCCACTGGCCTTCACTGTGGGAGCCACCGACCACCTTCAACGGGCGCCCGTGCTTGCCTTCCCATGCGGTCGCGTGCTGCTTGGCGGTGCGGCCACCGGCGAGGTATTCGGCGTAGACGTAGTTGCGTTTCGTGGTGGGGTCTTGGGCGATCCAGATGCCGGCTGTGTTGACGCCACCGAAGTCAGCCCCCTGATAGCGTGGCCATGCGGGGTCTATCTCGAAGTCGTCAACGATGTGAACGGCGGGGTCGAAGCAGTCATAGATCAGCCCGGCCGGGCGTTGGAATCGACCGAGGTAGAACATTTCGTACTTCCACCGGGGCAGGTCGCGTTTCGCCCGTTCCAGCTCGGCTTGCGGGAACCGGGGGTTGGCGGTCGATGGAAAGTTGATGATGTCGATGGTCGGGTGGTTGCCGTTCGCTGCTACCCACGGATCGTGAAACGTTTGCTTCAACCACCCGAGGTCGTAGGGCGTGGTGGTGAACAGTTGCCGCCCTTCGTGAATCGACAGGCGGCGTTGGATCGCCTCGAACGATCCCCGCTTGTACGACTTCTGCCCCGCCTCATCGTTCCACGCCGCTTTCGCCGTCATGGATTCCAGCGACTCAGGATCGGCGGCGTAGCCAAAATAGACGTTGGTGGGGGTGGCCTGTTTCTCGCCCCACAGTTTGCGCTCCCCCGCTTCGGACAGGGTGAACTTGCGAACCGGCGATCCCTGATACGTTCCGAGTTTCAGGTACGTCTCGAACAGACGACGGAACTCAGGCAGCGCCTTGACCTCAAGGAGCGGGAACGTCGGCGTCGTTACCAGGTAATCGCCTGGTCCCTTGGCGATCATTTCCTGCCAGAGCCAGATCGGGCCGAACGAGGTGTTGTGCGTTGCAATGCACGCCTCGGTGCAAAGGTAGAGATGACTAGGGCAATCCACCGCGATGCATCGAACCGGGACGGATTCAACAGGATCGATTGATGCGATATACCGACGTTCCGCATCCTTGCGCAATCGTGCCGGGAGCCGGTCTAGCTTGCGGGCCAACCGAAACACCGGAATACAGGTCGAGAAAGTGACGCGCCACTTTCGGTCAGCCCCGGCAAAGTGCGCCTTGATTCCCAGAGAACACGCCAAACGCCAGACCGAACGAGCAAACAACTCATGCGCGGAAACGAACTCACAATCACCACCGGATGATGCGTACCCATCCGTATCCATAAGCCCCTGAAGCAACGAAAGCCGTTGCCCTTTGCTCGCCACCAGATAAGACTCGGGGATATGTTTGTTGTTGAGAAGCCCCTCGCGTCTTAGCGTGGCCTGAAGCGTTCCAGAGCCGCGATCATTGCCCCCACGAAGAGATGTACCCCCGACTCGATATGCGCGGGCGGTCCCCCCATTACATTCCTTCGGATCACCAACGGCAAACCCATCGCGTTGAATCTCAACGAGGATCTCAGGATCAGCCGAACAGATCATCGCGGAACTTGAGTAGCCATCTCCGAGCCATGCACCGAGCGTATATGCCGGGATTGGGAGTACTGATTCAGGGGCATCGAACGCCTCGGCAAGATCAATCGTGTGGTTGCGATGATCTCCCTTCATCAGGTTATCGATAAGTTCCAGCGTTGTGCTAACACGCCCGGATCGCTTGAACTCACGATCCTTGCCGGTTCGGGTGTGCCAAAGGTGTTCCGCATCGCATACAACCTTCGCACCGTCGTCAAACGTGATCTCAAAACATTGTCGGTCGTGGAAGATCGGGGAAACATAGGTCACGTGCGTCGGCGCGCCAGTCTCGGAGTAGACCGTATCCCCGACTCTGATGTCGCCCATCGCCACCATCCCGCGCGTTGTCGGAATCAGCGTATCAAGGGCGAGTGCTTTCCCACTCTGCGTTCCGGCGAGGACGACCACGTTGCGTTTCGTGGATTGCAGGGCCCGCCATTGGCCGGGGTGCGGATGGATGTCGAGTTCACCGTTGGCGGTGAGTTCGATCAGGTCACGGGTAGCGGAAACAGCGGCCGCCACCATCAGGAACCATCCGGCTCATGGATGCGGACCACCGAGACGGTCACGGGGGCACCGTCTGCCCCCGTGTGTTCGTTCCGTTGTTTGGACATGAAGTCATTGGGGTAGACGTGTTCGAGGTACCAGGCGTCGGCTTTCCAGTCGCCGGTATCCCCGGCTCGGGTGATGTTAGCAACCCGACCTTTGACGGCGACTGCCCTCGCGCGTTCGATACGTTCGCAAAATTCACTCACTTTGGATTTCGGGATACCGCCTTCACCGTTCATCCATCGGTCAAATGTGGAGTAGGTGATGCCAACCAATGGGGGTGCAAAGGTGATCGGTACCAGCGCCTCGATATGCTGCGCCAGCTCTTCGGCTAGTTCATCGGAGTATTTCGTTTTAGCCATCGTTCGCCTTAACTGCAAGGCCGCCATTGGAACCCGGTAACGGGGTCACAATGACGGCACAAGCAGCGTCCACTCAGTTGTTACGTTCATATGCTAGCAGATTACTGTCACGTGTGTGTGGTGGGTGATTTGCGTTTGAGGTGAATCGGCGTGTTGCACGTCGGGCAATTTACATATATCCCAATCATGCGCCTTCCATCGCCTGTTATTTGTAGAAGTCGTTGCACATAGTCGCCGGACTCAAGGATGGCCACCATGCCACACGCTAAGCACGAAACCTCGCAGCCGTCCCACCATGAGTCATCAATCTCATCCGGGATGGTGCCTTCTTTGATAATCTTCATCCATCCCTCCCCTACGCCGCGTCCCTGACGGGTTTGATGCTTCTGACTTCTTCGCCCTGCCAAAGGATATGGCACCCGCACGCGCAAATGATCTCGAACTTCCTGATCGTGCGGTTATACCCGTTGTAGTACCCCTGATCGATTCGTAGAGATTTTCCCCCGTCTGCAAACGTCCGTAGTTCGCCGATGGCGCGGTCGCACGCGGGGCAATGCTCGGTTCCTCTCCAAAAACGGCGCGGGGGTGGCAGCATCCTCAGTCCTTTCCGGGTTCGGGGTCAGTCATCCGCTTGAAGCCGGGCACCACGTCCCGAATGAGTTCACCCGCTCGTGCGACCTTCTTCGGCACGATCACATACCCCGCCTGATCGAGCGCGGCGAGGATGGCGTCGGCGTCGGCAAGTAATTCATCGTGGCGTTCAATGATCGCATCGTCTGGCACTGGTCGCCATTTGAACGGGCTATCCCACTTGTACGGATTGACCGCCCGCGCGATCACGTCCCTCGGCTCAGGTTTGGTCATTGGTGGCCTCCTGTTCTCGGAACAGCGTCCTTGTCGCTTCGATCAAGGCCATTCCTGCATCGAACTCGTCACGAATCCGCTTTTCAGCACGATCAAGGGCCCTGATACCCTCCTGCTTGTTGACCAATACAACAGTCTCGCCGTGACCATTGACGGCCATGATTTCGCCCGTCAACCCGGGGAACACTTGCATTCTCTCGGAGCGCCCCGATGGTTTACGCGGAACGACGATATACACATGATCACCCACCTCACTCCCCCTCCCCATATCCAGCCAGGCGCATCACCTCGCGGCGGGCGGCGATCACGAGATTAGCCGACTTGAAAAGAATGTCCGTCGCATCCAATCCGACGGCGTTCAACCCCGCCAACGATGGTTCAATGCGACCATAATCAACCGCTGATTCGTAGTGTTGTTCCAGCGCCGCTTCCAACGCCTCCCGGCTCGGACGGCCCGTGTCCATCGCGGCGGCCCATTCCAGGCCGATGCGCTCAATCAAACGGCGCTCCCGGTTCAGCAATTCGGCCGCGAGTTCGGTATCTCTTGCCATCAGCGCGGCATCCACGTCGGCCTGTACCTGTTGCAGCGCCACCCTGAGCGCCAACGGAACCACAACGCTGTGCTTGTCGGTGTCCATCGCGGCGAGGGCGGCTTCGAGGACGGCAAGCTGACGGAGAACATATGCCCCCATCCGATTGATTCCCTTCTCGAAGTCATCCAGTTCGCCGTCATACATCTTGTCATTGATGCCATGACGTAACTTCGCCAATTCCGGTGCCATCGCGTCACTCACCCGGCTAGCGGTCATTGGTGGCCTCCTTGGCGGGGCGCGGACTAACGGCGATCAAGCTCGGTGTGTCGTAAGGATCGTGGTTCGCCAACGACTCTTTGTAGGAGTCCGACTGCTCTTCAATCCACGCTTCACATGTTGGTACGTCCCAAAACCAAAGAGGTCCTGACGGCGTGTGCAGGTAGATGAACTTGCGGCTTGGGTGTTGACGGGTTGGCTTCCGTCCTGTTGCATGACAGATCATCTACTCCCCCTCCCCATCCCGGCGCTGCCGTTCGACGGCTGCGGCACGAAGTCCAGCATTCATGTCTCGTCGCTCCATTTCAAGGTTGATATACGATGAATCCCGCCAGCCCTCTTCGCAGTATCCGTCAAGCGCCTCCTCAATCTCCGCCTCACTCGGCCCGACTTCGCAATCGTAGGATCGCACCGTAGCGATGGCGGCGATGGCCTCGTATTCCCAATCGCGCCAGTCGTTGTAGAACGCGCCGGCATCCTTGGACGTGCTGATTGCATTTGCCACCCGCTCGATCAATTCTGGATTGGTCATCGTTCTTCCTTTCGGCTCAGGTGCATCCATCCGCAGACGGGGCACGAATACGCACGCATCAGCACCTTCCACGTCACCCGGTGGTACTCGATCGCTTTGGCGGCATCGAGCGGCGTCTTGTATCGGATCTTCGTGCCGCACATCTTCACCCGCGTTCGTGCGTTCATGCGGCCTCCCATTCCAGGGTAATCTCCGTGCGCGGTTCGCCGTGTTCCGCCCCGCGCCGGATGGATGCAACCAGGTCCGATACTTGCGAGTCGTCCGCCCATACGAGTTTGTTCAGCGCATCCATAACCAGCTTTGCGCAGTTGTCCACGTCCATGCGGCCGGCCGGGTTCTTTGGGTTCTTGTGAGTCACAAACAGCACGTCAACCCGCACGTTCCCCTCAGTCCAGTAGGGCGGTTCACCCCACCCGACACAGTGGCTCTTGACCTCCTGCGCGATGACGGCCTCGGCGCTCGTGGTGGTACTCGGCGTGTAAACGTTGCCGGTCTTGGTGTTGACGCGCGGTCGCTCTTTCCGCTTCGGTTCACCCGGTATCGTGATCGTCAGTGCCTTCACGCCGCGTCCCTTGCCTTGACCCGCTGTTCAAGCGCCAACAATTCATCTTTGACCGTGCCGTGGCGCGGGGTTCTGATACCAGTCTCCCACCGGGAGATGGCGCCCTTTTTCACCCGCAGGACTTCGGCCATCTCTCGTTGCGACATCTTCAGTGCATTCCGCAATCGGAGCACCCGTTCCGCCGTCCAGTAGTGATCCATGCTGACGGTCGGTGGCGCTGGTTCAGGTTCCGGTTCAGGCGCGACACGCGGGGTATACCGCCGGGCGGATCGGGGAACGTCGGCAATCGTGCCCCGAATCGCCTCGATCATCGCCCGTTGCTCGGCATAGGCACGGTCCCGTTCCGCCAGCACATCATCGTGGTCGGTGGGGTTGATCAGGTCTTCCCACGTCTTAGGAAGCATCGGCTTCTCCGGTCTGCGCGGCCAGCCACGCGGCAGCGTCAAGGATCATTTCAGCCAACAGACGAGCTTCATCAACGGGAAGCCATTCACCGAAACTGGACAGGCTGATTTCCATGTCATCGGGATCGGCGATCACCTCTGTGTTGTCGAAGCCCTTGTGTTCCGTGACTCGCCAACTGGGAGAGATTCGGTGCGGGCGCACCGTGCAGCCGGGGATCGTCGGGTGTGGCGTGCTGGTCATCGGGCGGCCGCCTTCACGAACAGGTCGCGGAGGTCTTGACGGATCGTATTCCGTCGCGATGTGATCATCCACTCAGGGGCCTCAGCGGTCAGCCAGCCGTCGTAGATGCCAAGCAGTTCATCAAACCCCTCCACGCTCGGCGGTGGCTCGGCCTCCCGCGCCGCGATCAGCATGCGTTTGACGCAGGCCGAAAAGTCCTCAACATGGGGGCTATCGTGAAACGCATTCAGCGCCGCATCGATCTGCTTGTCGGTCGGGTACGTCATCAGGTCGCCTCCACGCCGCTCACCGGGGCATTGGTCGCGCCAACGAGTTCGAGTAGGGCGGCTTCGGCCTCATTGAGCTGAGTCATAAGCCGCTCTTCATCGTCGCTGTAGTCATCGGCCTCGCCGTAGTCCATCGCGAACGCAACCACCCGGTCCACCGCCGCCCGCACATCAGCGGCCATCGCGGTCTGGTAGGCGGTGATGACATCTTCGACGATGTATGCAACCGACTCAGGCCGATTGGTTGGAAGGTACATACTCAATTCGCTAGCAGCCGCCTCGATTGCGGTAAAGTGCTTACTGCTCATCGGTCGCCTCGCTTTCGGGGAGGGCTTTTATCAGCCAGTCGCGCAGCCAAACCATTGTTTCGCGGGACACCCCGCCTTGAACGCGACGGCCACCACGGACCGGCACGACGATTTCAAGCGGCAAGCGGTCCCCTGAGTCGGTGCGCTCGGGGTAGAAGATGAGCGATATGCCGTAGTTTCCATCGCGTTCGAGGAGAACGATCCGCTCCCACGGTGTCTCCGATGGCTCGTGGCAGGGGATGTACGGATCGTCGCCAACGTGGTCGGAGTCGTACATATATAGGACGCTCTCTCGCCCATCTGGAGCGTCCTCAATCGGCACAGCCACATGCGTCCGCGTGTCGTACACGGCATGGTGCTCGGGGCAGACGGCACGGGCGACTGCGAGCAATCCGGTTCCGTAGATCATCCCGTCTTGATCAGGTCGCAACGCATCCCAATATGCGTCTACCAGTGCATCGTGGCCACTCGGGTCAATCGGTCCACTCATCACCATTCCCCCTTCGTGTCTGGTTCTAACGGTGTCAACGCTGGTTCCATCAGCCAGAGCGGGTTCAGCCACGCATCGTTCCCTTCGTCCGGGCCGTCCAGGAACGTGACCGTGATCGCGCCCTTCGTGTCCACCTTGCTCAGATCAGCCATGACCATGCAGCCGTTCCACTGATCGCGCTCGACCTTCGGGGCTTTGGCCAGCAGCATCACTTTGCGGATGGTCATTTCTTGGCCTTGGGTGGCAGGATCGTGAACGTCTCGTTCTGGATGCACTCAATGCCGGGTAGCGGTTCCCCCGATTCCTTCGAGACGGCCACGGCCTTCTTTTCGTCAACGGCCTCCACGATCAACCCGAGTTCCGGGCGTTCCTTGGCAGCGGCGAACAGTTCATCCTTGCTCGTCACCTTCCACGATTCGCTACGCTTGAAATGCGCGTTGATGCCCGTGGCGGGATCGGTCAGGGACGTTTCGCCAGTTGCCCGCAGATCGGCCTCAATCGCGTCACGGGCTGCTTGAATTTCGGCGGCGAACTCCGCCATGCGCTGTTCAAAGCCAGCACGTTCACTGGCGGCCCGGTCGTTGATCTTCTTGATCTCAGCGGCGAGAACACCCTGTGATTCGGTGAGGTCTTTGATCGTCTGGAAATGGTCTGCGGTCGTGTTCACACTCATCAGTCCTGTCCTTCCTGCTAAAACGGCACCTGGTCCATCGGCGCATCGTTCGCCGTCCGCTGGTCCCGCGATCCGATCAGTTGCACCGTGTCCGCGTTCACTTCCAGCGATTGCTTCACCACACCGTCCTGCCCGGTCCATTCGCGCTGCTCAACGCTGCCCATCACCAGCACTTCACGGCCCTTCGTGAGCGCCCCCTGCTGCGCCAGCTTGTCAAGCTGTTCGGCCTGCCGCCCCCACGCGGTGATGCGAAACCAGGTCACGGATTCCTGTGGGTTGCCGCCGCCGTCGTTCCACTTGCGATTCACGGCGACCGAAAACGACACGTTCATCTTCCCGGCCGGGGTGTAGCGTGTCTCGGCGTCACGTCCGACATTGCCGTGCAGGGTGATCTTCGCGAAGCTCATGCGGTTTTCCCTTCAGTGATGGTGGGTTCGGTCGCGCCAAGCAGGTCGAGCAGGGCGGCTTCGGCTTTGCCGGCCTGATCTAATAGCGCGTCTAGATCGGGGTCGCCGTATGAGGCGAATCGGGCACGGTCGTCAACCGCCCGAACAGCCTTCCGGTACGTCACTATCGCCGCCCGCACATCAGCGGCCATCGCGGTCTGGTAGGCGGTGACGATTCTCCCGGTGTCGCGCAGCAAAAGCCCTTGAATACCTGGCAACAATTCGCCCCATTCATCGCCATACGAGTAACAGAGTTGCTTTACCGCCGCCTCGATTGCGGCTTCGTGTGTCTGGC